TGTAAAACAAACAAATAAATAAAACCATGAAAGATATAATCTGTATAGACTTTACAATATTGAACGAAAATGAGTTAAAAAACTTAAGCGCTGAATATGGCTTTTCTTATGAAGGGCTTGTAGATTTCAAAAAAAAGACTTATGCTAAAGTTTGGTTTACTAAAGAAGGTGTTTCTGTTGCATTTACGGTTATTGAAGATAATGCCTTTAAGATAAAAGATTTCAATAAAGTTAGAATGTTTAATGTTTTTTTAGAAGAGTTGTCATTGATTACACCATATCAGGTGATTGCAGAACCAGTTGTCTTTGATGTGGATATCATCTTAGAAAAGATATTTAAGTATGGTAAAGATTCATTAACAATTGAAGAAAAGAACTTTTTAGATAATTTATAATAATAATAAATGCTTATCGTAAACATTTAATAATAAAACAAAATAAAGGCCACCTATTATAGGTGGCCTTTTTTTATTTTTTAAAATCTTAAAAAATCCGCCATTATTTGACATTATGTATTTTTAATACTTTAAAAGTAAATATATAACGTATAAAAAAAATCTCCAAAAATGAGATATCTAGAATTAAAATACAATGGTAAAGTCTTTGCCAATGAAAAAGAAATAAATAAAATATTACAATCTAATAAATTTTACTGGCTTATAGATTCTGAGATTGAAAATTCAGTTCTTGAGCTAAAAAAAGATACTATAATTTGGTATAGTGGTGATTTCTATTCGGGAAATTGGTACTATGGTATATTTAAAGGTGGATCTTTTCATGGAACATGGGAAAATGGAATTTTTGAAAATGGAATTTTTGATGGTGATTGGAAAGATGGTATCAAATTATAGTTGATCAAAAAATAAAATAGAACAATTATGAAAAGGAGAAAACTAGCTCTAAAGTCTGTAGGCAAGAACGATGTTTATAACAACGGAATTGTTAGAGTAACGAAAGAAGAAGGAACATACTTTTTTGAAATCGGAAACGAATTGACTAGTGACATTGCAGAAGCAGTTGCTTTATTAATGAGAAAATTGGATTGGAATGATGAATTATGGAATTTACAATTAGATGATATAAATATTGATTCTATCACTCCGGAAAAATCACTATTTTGGCTTACAGGTGGTTATACTGAATGGAGAACATTAGAAAACTATAATAAGCCTTGGTGTGATTGTTATTTGGATTTTCAAGAAGAATTTGGAATGTTAATCTTTAACATAATTAAAAGAAATAAAAAACTAAAAGATATAAGAACCAACTATTATAAATATCTAAGTTTACCAACATTATATGATTTTGCATTAAGTAAAAACATGATAAAATAAAATAATTAAGTATTTAAAAATAAATAAAACCCATCAAATGATGGGTTTTATTTTTTAATATATATTATATGGAATTAATAGAGATATGTAAAAATCCTTGGTGTAAGGCAACTTTTGTTTATTATGAAAATGATATGATTGATATTGATGGTGTTAAAACACCACCTAATAATTGTTCCAAATGTAGAAGTTTTGATAATGAATTGAGTGGTGGAGTATCTTGGACTGATAAAGAATATGAAGGTAGTAGATTTGATAATACACCACACCAAATAAAATATAAAGTAACAAATTTTAAATAATGAAAGCACATTTTTTTGACATTGAAACAATTTTGGTTATGAGTAATAAAGTTTGGATAGTTGATAAAACAAATCCTAAAGTACCTATTATTAAAATATCACAATCTGACTTTAATCTAATAAAAAGTGGAATCTATAAAAGTAGAGATAATTCAATATATTTTGGGGGCTCAACATATTGGTTACCTGATACATTAATGAATGATATTAAGATAAAATGTAAGAATTTAAAGATAAATATTACAAATCTTATATTTTCTATGCAAGAATATATGAATCCTGAAGTTATAGATTCACTTGAATATGATATTAATGTTGAAAACATTCAACATCTTAAAAACAAAACAGATGATATATATTTTATTTGTTCAAAGAATACTAAAAAAAATTACGAAAAGATAATTAAAAAAATTGAAGATAAACTTGAAAATATTGGTTTATCTATTAAAAAATATTATTTTATATCTGATACTTTCTATGATAGAGATTTAGATGAGGTTTCACACAAAAAAATAAGACTTCTTCTTCAACATCTCATTGGAATGAAAACTGATGGTGATAAATTTACCGAAGAAGAGATTCAGAGGTATGATGCTATCGAATTCTACGAAGATGATGAAAATACCATTAGTCTTGCAATAGATTGTAACAAACTTTTACAACTTATAATTGATAATAGTGAGAATACTTTAAAGTCTAAAATAAAAGACATTTTAAAATCTGAAACAATTCTTTATGTTAATTTTGTGAGTCCTAATAAAGTTAAAAGATTTTCTAAAACAAAAGTAGTAGTTGAATATCATAATCTTATAAAAACATTTGAAAAATTCAACTGGAAAAAATAGTTATTTATTTTTATCCTGTACCTTGTTTAACATCGCTTGTTTTATCATCTCGTTCAAATCACGGTTTGTCGTAATTACACCTTCGGATCTTTTCGATTCTACTTCTTCAGAAATTTGAGGTTCTTGTTCTATTTCTTCATATCCTAAATCTTTTCTTAGAGTCTTATAAAACTTTTCAAGCTCTGTTTTTTGTCCTGAAAGAAACTTTGCATTTTCTCTTATTTGACCGACTGTTTGATTGACTACTTCATGCATTCTTGCGGAATTATCACCATTATCTACCTGTCTCATTTGTGAAAGTAGATTTTTTCTAGTCATTTTTGTTAAAAAGATTGCTTCTGCATATACCATTGCATCTTCTTTCATCTTACTTTTTATATAAGGATGTTCTTTCAGTTTAGGAACGTCTCCTAAATATAGATCCACTAGTGGTTCTAATACGTCCATTGCTTGTTGACTGGCTACTGTCAAATCTGAATCATAGTCATATATTTCAATTTCACCTAAATCGGGTAAATCCTCGGGTCTAGCTAGGTGTTTGGAAAAATCAAAATCTCCATTTTCCGATTGTATCTCATCAAACTCGTACTTTATTCTGTTTTTTTCGTTTTCTTCTTTAGACATTTTTAAACATAATTATTTTTTTGGTAAGTTTGGCATCTTCTTTTTCTAAGAAACCTTTTAATATTTTATCTATTAGTTTAGATTTATTTATAGAGTTCTCTTCACAATACTGCTCGAACTCTTTATAGGTCTCTATATCAATAGAGAACCCCACTTTTAGTTTATTGACACCTGATTTCCTTCCCATATAGTATATATAAATAGAAAAAAGTGTATTTTTTCCACTTTTTCACTTTTATATATACAAAAATAAAAAAAAACTATATGGCTGTAAAAGAAAACGAAACCGAAAGGCAGATGATTTTTACCAGCAAAATTGTCGATGAGGCAACTGATAAAATAAACGACGGTATTGTTGTAAAAAGATATCAGAATCCTTGGATGAAAAGTGAGGTTGGTATCAGAAGAGCGGGCGTTTCATTTAGAATGACAACTGAAGAACAACAGGAATATATAAGATGTGCATTAGATATACACTATTTTACTGAAAAGTATTGTAAGACGAAAAGAGAAGACGGATCTGTTGGTTCGATTACTCTTAGAGATTATCAAAAAGAGATATTAGACAACTTTGTAAATAATAGATTTAATATACTTATGGCATCTAGACAGGTTGGTAAGACTGTGTCTTCTGCAATTTTCATATTACACACAATATTATTCAATAATGATAAAAACTGTATGATTGTTGCTAATAAAGGTGATACTGCAATTGAGATTGTTGATAAAGTAAAATCAATTTATACACTTCTTCCATTCTTTTTAAAACCAGGAGTAAAGACATGGAATCAAAAATCTCTTACGTTTGAGAACGGATGTAGAATAAAAACTTCTGCTAGATCTAAAACTCCTGCAATTGGTTTTACTATTGACGTTCTTTACTTAGATGAGTTTGCACATATTCCTTCAAATATTATTGAACCGTATTATACTGCGGCATTCCCAACCGTTTCTGCCGTACAAAACTCAAAAATTATTATTACTTCAACTCCTAATGGTATGAACTTATTTCATAGATTGTTGACTGATGCAGAAAGACCTGATGGTGATCCATTGAAGAATAACTATAAACCAATGAGAGTTTATTGGTATCAAGTACCGGGTCGTTTTGTCACCTATATAAGATTAAATTCGCATAAACTATATGAATATGGGGTTACAAAAGATGATATATTTGAATTGGTTCAAAATACCTTTGGTGGTGTTACAAAAACAAAGATTGAATTTAATTTAGATCAACAAAAAGATGTTATACATGTATTCAACAATGAAAATTGTACAGATGAACAGGTAAAATCATTAAATTTTTTAGATAAAAATGGATTTGAGACTTCGATATTAGCAATTTCTGAAATGACTACTTGGAAAGATGAGGCAGTTAAAGATATTGGTGGGGAAGATGCTTTTAATCAAGAGTATGGGTTAAGATTTATCAACTCTAGTAAGTCTCTTTTAAATGAGGCTATAATAGATGAGTTGTTGAAGTCTAAAAAGAACTATGTTTATGAAGAGATTTTTGAATTTAAAAATAAACTTAGATTTCTATATGAAGATCTTAAATGGATTGATGATGATGAAACATATGTACCTATTAAAAGAAAAGAATATAAATATGTTATCTCTGTAGATATATCGGAAGGTTTAGGTCAAGATTATTCTATTATTAATATATTTAAAATTTCTGAAAAACCAGTTGAATTAATAGAGATACAAAAACATAAATATAAATCTATAACGGACTTCTTTAGACTCGAACAGGTTGGTTTATATAGAAATAACTTTGTATCTGTTAAACAATTGGCAGAGTTACTATATTTAATAGTATTTGAATATTTAAATCCGGAAAATGTTAAAGTTGTTTTAGAGCTAAATAACTATGGTAATACTTTATTGGCGGAAATGCCACATGTTTTTGATGGTAATAATAACTATGGTTCATCTGTATTTGTTAGATATAAACATAGAATTGATTCCACTGAAGAGAGAGTTGGTTTAAAAGTTGGGGAAAATAAAAATATGATGGTAAAAGACTATCAAGATTTAATGTATAGTAGAGGATTTCAAATAACTAATGAGGATAACATCAGAGAAATTACAACTTTTGTAAAACACGTTACAACCGCAGGGAATGTAAGATATGCGGCAGATGTTGGACATGACGATACTGTAATGACTATTGTCAATGCTACTTCTATATTTTCTAAATCTGAGTTTAAAGAAATGGTTGAAGAATGGGGTAATAAAAATTCACCAAAAGAATTTATGGCATATGTTAATGATTGTATGAGAAATTTGGATTATGTACAGGGTGTCGACTATGGTCAAGTATTAAAAGTACGTAGACAAATGATGTCTCGTAATAATAAAGTAAATACTGGTACAAATATAAATGGGATAAATTGGTTCAATAAAAATTAAAAAAACCACTCATAAGAGTGGTTTTTTAATTTGCCTCCATAGTTACTGAAAGTCCTGCCGTTTTTAGTTTTTCTTTCATTGTTGAGATTGTTTCATAATCTCCATATTTTACATCACACTTTCCGTTAAAATGTACTATATGTGCACATTGACTTGCTTGATCTTCTTCATGATTACATATTTTCATAAGACATGTTATTACCCAATCAAATGAATTATAGTCATCATTTTCTAAAATTAACACATAAGGTTTTGAGAGAATTTCATCAACCTTTGATTCTACTTGTTCTTTGGTTTTACTCATATTACTTCTTTTATTTTTGTTAATTGTTTATTATTAATAACTATTAATTTTATATTTTTTTCTTTTAAATAGTTTTCTTTTATATTATCTCTATGACATATTTATTTAATAATACTTTTATGTATATATTAAACTAAGTCAAACTCCCTGAATAGTTGTTGTAGTTTTATTTACTGCGTCAATGATTTCACTTTTAAAATTTTGTTCTTTTGCCCACTCTACAAACTTTGGAAGATGTGCTTCTCTATCATCGTAGAACTTTAATTCATCAACACCGAATTCTTTCATTTTTCTTTCTAATAAGTTACATTTAAAGATAAATGTATCACCACCCCAGTTTAAATGTACTTCGTCAAATTGTATATTATTATCTCTTAAAATTTTTTCTACACCATCTCTCATACCTGGAACTTTGTCTAATCTTCCAGTTGCTAAAATAACATAAGCATCTGGATCGGCTACTGCATCCAAATATCTTTGATAAGTCCACTCGTTTTTTGGAATGTCGAATATCTCGTCATCTATTGATTCTGGTTTACCCCACCAACCTCTATGTGGCCATTCTGTTCCAGTTTTTTCTTTCCAGATTAGTTTTCCTTCTTCAGGAAGAGGTGTGTGGAATAATGTGTCATCAAAATCAAAACAGATAAGTCTTTTATATTGCATATTTAGTTATTTTTATTTTATATACAAATATATATATAATATTTTGATATATAAACTAAATATTATAAAAAAATATGAAAATTTCCATTCAAAGAAATATATTACTTGCATTAACAATATTATTCTTGTTTTTATTTATTAGATCATGTAATGAAAGTGGTAGTCAAATAAATACACTTAAGCAAAATGTATTCACATTAAAAGACTCTTTAAGAGTTTATAAAGATAAAACGGGAAAATTAGTTTATGAAAAGGGTGCTCTTATTTCTGAAAACAAAGATTTGGTAAAATTAAATGCTGATTTAGCAAATGAAGTTAAAAATTTAAAAGATAACCCATTAGTTGTCATTAAAACCGTTGTAAAAATAGTACATGATACTACTTATATTGAAATAAAACCTACAAACTCTGGTAAATGGAATGGTAATACCTTTACAAAAAATTTCGAATGGGATTTAAGTAATAAGTATTCATCTGAAAATTATAGACTTATTAAAGGAAATTTTGATGTATATATTGATAGTTCATTCAAACTATCTACTTCTAAAATGAAGATAATTAAAGATGAACTTAATATGAGTATGTCAACAGGATTGACCGAAAACAAAGATGGATTTCTTGAAATATTTGTTAAAAGTGATTATCCTGGATTTAAAGTTTCTAAATTAGATGGTGCTCTTATTGATCCTAAAAAATCAGAAGTTTTGAAAAAATACTTTGTACCAAAAAGATGGGGATTGGGAATCTATGGTGGATATGGAATAAGTTTAAATCCTATTACATTTTTACCTACAAGTGGTATTCAAATAGGTATTGGTATTCAATATAATATACTTCAATGGAATTTTAAAAAGTGAAAAAAACGATATTTTTTACTTAATATATAACTATATAAAAAATTAAACTAAAAAAATGAAACATATCAGACAATTTGAAAGTTTTAGAATTCAAAAAAACCGAGAAGAAATAATCAGAGAATCTGTTCTTCAGGTTAATGACATATATAAGGTTAAAACTATGATTGATATTCCTCAATCTTTAATCAATTCTTATGTTAAAAAAGTAAAAGATACTACTGGAAAAAATCTTCGTCAGTTTTTTGGTGATGTTGACATCGCAGAAGAGATTGTAAAATACATAACTCTTAACAACACAGACGTTGAAAAGATTCCTGGAAACGCTTTAATGGGTGGTGCACAAGGTCAAGGACAGGCACAGGGTCAAGGACAAGTTCAAGTACAAACTGAAGGTGAGGCACAAACTCAAGGACAAGAACAAGCTCAACCACAAGCTCAACCACAAGCTCAACCACAAGCTCAACCACAAGCTCAACCACAAGCTCAACC